CCTTTGGTGGAAGCTATGAAAGCAAAGAGTTTGACTTGGAAGCTTTATCGGGAATTAACTGGCCTCCACTTAGCCAAATAACAAAGATGGAGCTTCGTGTTTATATGACGAATAACTGTCAACTTGGGTATGTGGGAATACATGAGGCAGACAGCAAAACACTGTCATTTAAAAACCCGCTAGTTGGGTAATAAGATAGGCGCACATAATCGGAATGTGCGCCTAGCCATCATTAATACTTTCATTTTATACCCCGTTATTTAGTTTAATTACAGACCAAGGACACAACATGAGTACATTTAAAGACTCTCAAGGGAAGTGGCTTACACAAGCACTGTTCCTTGAGATGGGGTACAAACCCCAAGCGATGTTTACATTAGAAGACGCAGACAAAGAGTACAAAGGTAAGACTTACCCGTCACTAAAGAAGTTATACCTAGGGTTAGATGACCCAACTGAGTACGAGGTGGCTACACAGCACCTAGGTGGTTGGGAGCACTGGAAGCGACTACGTGGTAACAAGCTTATAGCTAACCACCTAGATAAGTGGAAAGAGGAACTCAACATTAAGTTAACAGCTAAGGGCGTTAAGCTAGCTATAGATATAGCCACCACAGGTGGTACATTCCAAGCTGCTAAGTGGTTAGCTGATACGGGTTGGGACAAGCGTATTGCTGGTAGACCTAGCAAAGAAGATGTAGAGGGTGAACTCAAGAAGCAAGCAAGAGATGCTGATGACTTTAGTGAAGACCTCTTACGCATCGTTAAGTAGGAGTTAAGATGAGTAAAACTTGGTTAGACGAAGCTAAAGTTAAGCTTAAGAATATGCCTAAAGAGGCCAAGGAGATGCGTGAGTTAGCTATGGTTGACTTGCCTACCTTTGCCCAACTAGTGAACAAGGGCTATATGTACGGCCAGATTCACATGGACATATTCAAGTGGATGCAGGAGTACGCATTGTACGGTAAGGGTGAGGACTTAACAGCCAACAAACTTATCATGTTACCTCGAGCGCACTTAAAGAGCCACATGGTTGCTACGTGGTGTGCTTGGATTATTACACGTCATCCAGAGATAACAATACTATACGTATCTGCAACAGCGGAACTAGCTGAGACACAACTGTTTGCTGTACAAAACATCCTAGCTAGCAGTGTATACCAGAGGTTCTTCCCGGAGTATATAAACCCACAAGAGGGCAAGCGTGAACGTTGGTCACAACGTAAGTTAAGTGTTGACCACGAGAGAAGACGTAAAGAGGGCATACGTGATGCTACAATATCTACAGCAGGTCTTACTACCAACACAACAGGTTGGCACGCAGACGTAGTAGTAGCGGACGATTTAGTAGTACCAGAGAATGCGTACACAGAGGACGGACGAGATAGTGTAAGTAAGAAGTCTTCACAGTTCACATCTATACGTAACGCAGGTGGTTTTACTATGGCTTGTGGTACTCGTTACCATCCGTCTGATATATACCAAGTATGGAGAGACCAGAAGTTCGAGGAGTTCGATGAGGACTTCAATGTAGTAGGTATGGCTCCTGTATGGGAAATCAGAGAGTACAAGGTAGAGGAGGACATGATATTCTCTTGGCCTCGTGCTGTACGTTCAGATGGTAAAGCCTTCGGGTTTGACCCAGCTATATTGGCACGTACTAAAGCTGAGTACTCAGACAAGTCACAGTTCTATGCACAGTATTACAATGACCCGAATGACAAAGGCTCTAACCGAATTCAACGGGATAGGTTTGTGTACGGAGACAGACGACACCTAACAGAACAAGGTGGTAAGTGGCTCTATAAGAGAGATAAGCTTAACGTATATGCTTCTATAGATTTTGCATTCTCACTGAATAAGAAAGCGGATTATACTGCTGTTGTTGTAATAGGTGTGGACTCTGAGAACCATATATACGTACTAGATATAGACCGTTTCAAGACCGATAAGATTAACGACTACTTTAAGTCTATAGCTACGTTGCACTCTAAGTGGAACTTCAAGAAGCTCAGGGCTGAGGTTACAGTAGCTCAGGCAGTAATAGCTAGGGATTTGAAAGACCGTATACGAGAAGAGGGCTTAAGGCTCTCTATAGACGAATACAGACCATCAAGACATGAAGGACGTAAAGAGGAGCGCATAGCTGCTGCACTAGAACATCGTTATGAGAACCAAGACGTAATACACTTCAAGGGTGGTTACACAGACATCTTAGAAGAGGAGTTAGTGTTATCAAGACCAGCTCACGATGATGTCAAGGATGCTCTAGCCTCTGTTGTAGAAATAGCTATTAAACCTAAGTCACTACGCAATAGAGATGAACTAATGAATAATGTAATTAATATAGGAAGCTCTCGCTTCGGAGGATTGAGATAATGAGCAATAAAGTTGCTGAACTAAGAAGCGCAATGACTGGTGATGGAGATGCTAGTCATATAGCGGAGATGTGGTCTAGGTATAAAGACCAGTTAAGAGGCCGTGTAGAGCTCTGGAAGGAACAACGTGACTACGTATTTGCTACGGACACCACTACAACTACTAACGCTAGTTTACCTTGGAGTAACACAACTACGTTACCTAAGCTATGTCAGGTACGAGACAACTTGCACTCTAACTATTTGAGTGCTTTGTTTCCTAATGACAACTGGCTTAAGTGGGAAGCACACGACAGTGACGCTGCTAAGATTAGTAAAGCTAATAGTATTACTAACTACATGCGTAATAAGATTCGTGGTGGTAAGTTCCGTAAGGAAGTATCCAAGTTGTTGTATGATTACATCGACTACGGTAATGCCTTCGTAACGGCTGAGTTTCAAGCCCAAACTACTGGAGAGGGTGCTGATGCAGTTGCTCAATTCATCGGGCCTAAAGCACGTCGTATAAGCCCCCTAGACATAGTATTCAACCCACTAGCTGCTGAGTTCGAGGACAGCTGGAAGATTGTACGTTCTATTGTAACACTAGGAGACCTCAAGGTTATGTCTGAGGACATGCCTGATAACCAGTACTTAAAAGATGTACTACAGCGCAGACAAGAGTTAAGTCATTTAGCTAAGAACGGTGGGTACTCTATAGAAGATTGGGACAAGGCTGCTGGCTTCCAAGCAGACGGCTTCGGTAACATGCAGGAGTATTACGAATCAGACTACGTAGAGATACTAGAGTTCTGGGGTGATACACATAATTCTGCTACTGGTGTATTAGAACGTAACAAGGTAATTACTATTGCTGACCGTTCTATGACACTACGTAAGGTAGATATGCCTACGTGGCTCAAGACAGCTCCTATAAGCCATGTCGGCTGGAGATTAAGACCTGATAACCTTTGGGCTATGGGGCCACTAGAGAACCTCGTAGGGATGCAGTATCGCATTGACCACTTAGAGAACTCAAGTGCTGATGCCTTGGACTTAGCAATCAACCCACCTATTGTTATCGCTGGTGAGGTAGAGGAGTTTGAGTACGGCCCTAATTCAGAGATACACCTAGATGAAGGTGGGAGCGTCACTGAGCTAGGTAAAAACTTAAGTGCGGTGATAACAGCAGATAATGATATTGCGGGCTTAGAACGTCGTATGGAGACCTTTGCTGGTGCTCCTAGTGAAGCTATGGGTGTACGTACTGCTGGTGAGAAGACTGCCTTTGAAGTACAACAACTACAGAATGCTGCTGGACGTATATTCCAAGAGAAGATTACATCCTTCGAGACTGAGCTCTTAGAGCCGTTGTTGAACTCTATGTTAGAGACTTCTGTACGTAATCTACAACTAGTAGATACTATACGCTCAGTAGATAAAGACACAGGCGTTGTTGAGTTCACTGAGATTACTAAAGCAGACATCCAAGCTAACGGTGTGATACGTCCTGTAGGTGCTAGACACTTTGCAGCACAAGCACAACTGATGCAGAACTTAACTCAGTTATACGGCTCTCCTGTAGGTCAGATGATTTCTCCGCATACGTCTACGAAGCAACTAGCGACAGTTGTAGAGGACTTATTAGGACTAGATAGATACGACCTATTTAAACCTAACGTAGCTATAGAGGAACAGCAAGAGACTCAAGGCATGGTTAACCAAGCGCAAGAAGACTTAGCAGTACAAAGCGAGGTAGGATTAAACAATGAAGAGCAGTTGGGGTAAAGGCTTAGAGCCTGACGCTAAGGAACTTATGAAGGGCTACTTCGGTAGCTCTGTCCTCCTTAGGGAACGTATGAAACATATCTTAGAAGAGAAGATACGTGTACGAAGTAGTAATTCAATAGCGCTAGCAGAGTACGATAACCCATCTTGGGCTTACAAACAAGCTGATAAAGTTGGTTACGAAAGAGCTTTATTAGAGATAATTGAATTAATTACGTAGAAGTGTATAACAAAACACGAAATTCTTAGTATAACTATATATAAGAAATAACTTAACAGTACTTAATGATATGAATAATAGCTTTCTCCTCTTTAAAGAAAGCGTCTAAGTTAAGCTACTACGTAGTAGACATAAGGAATAACATGACAACCATTTTTAATGAAGATAAGAATGAGACAACAGAAAATAAGTCAACTAGCCAAGTTGATGACACTAACGTTAGTAACCAATTCAATGACCTGTTGAATACTATTAAGAACGATAGTGGAGAGCGTAAATACAATACAGTTGAATCCGCACTTGAAGCGTTGAAACACTCGCAAGAGTACATACCAAACCTGCAAACTGATAAGGATAAATTATCACAGGAGTTGGAAACACTTAAAGGTCAACAGAGCAAGATTGAGGATTTAACGTCCATTGTAGAGAAGCTAACTGCACAAAAAGTAGAACCGTCTGACCAGACCAATAACACTTTAGGTGAGCAGGACGTGGCAAAATTAGTTCAAGCTGCATTAAGTCAGAACCAAGCCGAAGCAACTAAAACATCTAATACAAAGTCTGTTACAGATGAGATGTCTAAACTGTTTGGTACGGAAGCTGAGAAATCGTTTTACGGTAAGGCAGAAGAACTAGGGATGACTAAAGATTCTTTTAATGAGTTAGCGGCTACCAGCCCTAAAGCAGTTCTAGCACTATTTGGGAAGTCCGCACAGACTCCGTCTTTAACAACGGGCTCACAAAATGTTAATCATAGTTTTACTAAACCAGTTAACTCTGGGGTAGTGGATAAGTCTGAGAAATCTGTTATGGCAGGTGCGTCTACAAGAGACCTAGTTGCTGAGATGAAAAGACACAGAGAAGCAGTATACGCTAAACACAACGTTCAACACTAAACAATAGGTAATAAATATGCAAATTACAACTAATACTCAAGCCTTTATCGAGGCAGAACAGTATTCAAGCTTCATCCTAACCAACTTACATGACGGCTTAATGCCTTCTATGTGGTATCGTGATGTTGGTGACTTCGGTTCAGGTGAGACATTGAATATTAAAACAATCGGTTCAGCAACTATCCAAGAGGTAGATGAAGATACAGCTATTAACTATAGCCCGATTGAGACTGGTGAAGTACAACTAACTATTACTGATTATGTCGGTGATGCTTGGTACGTCACAGATAAGCTACGTCAAGATGGTGCTCAGATTGAGTCATTGATGGCAGCTCGTTCACAAGAGTCTACTCGTGCTATCCAAGAGAACTTCGAGACACGCTTCTATGAAGTATGTGACTTGTCTCAGACAGCATCAGCAGCTAACTCTATCGCTGGCTTCCCTCATCGTATTGCTTCTACAGCAACTAACGGTATCGTGCAGCTTAAAGATTTAGTAGCTCTTAAGTTAGCCTTTGATAAAGCTAATGTACCTTACGCTGGTCGTGTAGGTTCAGTAGACCCAATCTTAGCAGCTACCTTAGATAACCTTACTACTATTACACATGATGTAACTGAGTTCGGTCAGAAAATCTTAGAGAACGGCTTTGACCGTGACCATCAGTTCCTAATGAACTTGTATGGCTGGAACTTAATCACTTCTAACCGTCTATCTAAAGATGTTACTAGCGATGGTACAACTACTATCTCTAACAACGTAGCTAACGTGTTCATGTCTATCTTAGATGACAACACTAAGCCTATGATGGCTACATGGAGACAACAACCAAGTGTAGAGGGCGAACGTAACAAAGACTTCGGCCGTGATGAGTTCGTAACTCGTGCTCGCTTTGGTATTGGTGCTCAACGTTTAGATACGTTAGCAATTTACATCACATCTGCTATTAACGTAGAATAAGGAATAGATTATGAGTTTTGAAAATAGTGCAGGTCTTGGTGTTAGCGCATCTTATGGCACACGTAAAGTGGGTGGATTTGACGGTGTAAAGAAAACCGCAGGTTTAACCTACGAAGCAGTTGTTAACTTTGATGGGGACAGCTTAGGCAAAGATGTAATAGTACCAGCGGGTGCTGTTGTTACTAATGTTAAGTCAGACTTTGCTACTGGGACACCAATTGCATTTGTTGGCGCAGTTAGCATTGATGCTGCTGACGGTTCTGCTGGTACACGTATCCCAGTTCCATTGGGTGGTGCTTTAGCTATGACTGGTCCAACGGCTGGTTCGGTAATTGTAGAATATGAGTTCACTGCTGCTTCTGTAGTATAGCTCGACAAGGGGGATTGGAAGTGATTCCTTTCTCCCTTTTTTATTGCCTGTAGGAGAACATAATGGCAGAACATAAGAATATTATAGACCCCAATATACATGAGCCCAAAGGTGTCTCTATAGCACCACTCAACACTGTGTACGTCTCCAATGGTGCTGGTAGTGGTGTTTGGAAGACTGCCCCAACAACAGCACCCACACTACAACGGGGGGTTGAGTTTGCTGCATACTCCTCCGTAGACCAAAACCCAACTACATTAGACACACCCATACAAGTGGAGTTCGGTCCTGCACAAACAACAGCAGACGTGTCTTTGGACCCTTTGGGCAACATAACAATATTAACCCCTGGTGTATACAACATAAGTTTCGCTGGCAGGTTCCAGAGAGATGGTGGAGCTGGTGAGGCGAGGGTGATGGCTAGATACTTAGTAGACGGAGCCCCGTTTGGAACTGCTGTAGCTTTTGAGTTAGATGACCAGAAGATAACTATACCGTTTAGTATTACCCTATCTGCCACACTCCCTGTTGGTGCAGTGTTAACGGTTGAGATAGCTAGAGATAGTGCTGAGGGTGGAATAAACGCAGGTGGCCTGCATGCACACAGCCCAACTCTACCAGACTGGGACCCAATCCCTAGCGCAAGGGTTGACATAACAAGATTGTTGGTGGTGTAGTATGAGACAAACACTGCTTGAAATCACTCAGGATATTATGTCTGATTTAGATTCGGATGAAGTCAATAGCATCTTTGATACGGTAGAGTCAGAACAAGTAGCATCAATAGTTAAGCGTTCTTATATTAACTTGATTTCTACTCGTAACTGGCCTCACCTAAGTAAGTTAATACAGTTCAGTCCTATTACGGATTACACTAGACCAACTCACTTACGTATGCCATCTAATATCAAAGAGCTAGAGTTCATTACTTATGACACACGTAAGGATGGTACTGATAAGCGTGACTACAAAGAGATGCAGTACTTAGAACCGTTTGAGTTCTTATCTAAGCTTAACAGCAGAGACAGCGACAACGATGACATCCTTATCATTGATAACGGTGGTGGTGTAGAACTCTTAATAGACAAGACTAAGGCTCCACGATACTGGACATCTTTTAATGACCAAGACATCGTACTGGACTCTTATGACGAACTAGTTGATACAGTACTACAGAACAGTAAGATGCAAGCTAAGGCTTACATGACTCCTACGTGGACAACAGACGATGACTTCATCCCTGACTTACCATCAGAGGCGTTCTCTAATCTAGTTGAGGAGTCTAAGAGCACAGCGTTCTTAGTACTTAAGCAACAGACTAATGCTAAGGCAGAAGCTAATGCACAACGTCAAGCACGTTGGTTATCTCGTAAGAGTTGGTCAGCTAAAGGCGGTATTAAGTTTGCTAAGTTCGGTAGACGCGGAAGAGGTCAACAAAGAGACCCAACATTTAAACAGGATTAAACATGCTATACAAAGGTTATATAATTAAGAGCTATGATAAGTCTCCTAACCTCAAGGTGATTGTCACTGAGGGCAGAGGGGGCAAGGTGCCAGATGTCTTCTTAGGAGCTCATCTAAGCGATGGTGAGTGCATGAAACTTATTGATAAGTATAAAAGTAAGGTGAAGACTAATGGGAAAAACAAGACTACAACTAGTAAACTTTAACAAGGGGCTCATAACTGAGGCTAACCCACTTATACAACCTTTAGGTTCTACACGTAGTGAACAGAACTTTACACTAGAGAACGACGGCAAGCGTAACAGACGGTTAGGTATGGACTACGAAGTAGGTGGTGTTGAGAGAGGTGTTACTGTAGTAGACACAGACCTCGTTGACGCTGCTACCAATACCTACCGCTGGGATGTAACTGGAGATGTCAACGGTTTGTACTTCATAGTTACTCAGATAGGCAACAAGATTAGTTTCTTTGAGTCTACTGAGGAGCCGTTATCTACAGCTTGGGAAAGTACTATAACTCTTGAGAACGACCCAACAGATAAGGTTTATAGTATAACCCAAGTTAACTCCTTACTGGTAATAGCCACAGGAGTATCTATATGGTCTATAACTTACGTAGACGGTGCACTGAACCCCTTTGAGTTAGAAGAGGTCACACTAGAGGTCAGAGACTTCTTCGGGCTTGAGGACATAGACTTACTAACAGGTAAAAGGTTAGATAGGGGCAACGACTTAAAATACCGCCCCCCTACACCTCAAGGCACAACGCAAGGGGATATTGGGAACTACACCACCCCAGAACACTTCTACAACTTGTTTAACCAAGGGTGGCCCACAGAAAACACACTCACACTAAGTAGTCTTGGTACTAAGGTGGTGAGGGATTACATGTACAGGTGTGTAACAGACAACCAATTCCTCCCAAGTAATGCAGATACATACACAGAGTTTGTGGTTAGCAGCACAGATGTAGTACCAAGAGAAGCAAAGGCTTTTACTACCTCCACTATGGAGTCTGGGACGATAAGAACTTTTGCATCTCCCAAGGGCAGGGCTATATTAGAGTTACTCAGCCGTGGAAAGCGTCGGGGGGAGGTTTACGATGAAGGTTTCTTGTCCAGCAAGCCAGCCTTTACACCAGCACAAGACATAACACCGGGAAGTGCCAGTGCTGTTGCTGAGTTCGCTGGCAGAGTGTTCTACGCAGGGTTCAGTGGTCAAGTTATAGACGGAGATGACAGGTCTCCTAAACTGAACAACTACGTGTGCTTCTCTCAGTTAATAGAGTTCAGACAACAAGCAAGACAGTGTTACCAAGTAGCAGACCCTACCTCGGGAGAGGACAGTGAAGTTGTGGCTACAGATGGTGGTATTATACGCATATCAGGCGCTACCAACATCACAGGCTTACAACAAGCTGCTAACTCTTTGTTGGTATTTGCTGAGAACGGTGTATGGCAGATACTTGGTGGTGGTGATTATGGCTTTGCAGCAGATACTTATCAAGTGGTTAAGGTTAGTGAGCGTGGTTGTGTAGCACCTGAGACCATTGTTAATGTAAATGAATCTGTTATGTACTGGGCTGTTGACGGTATATACTTGTGTGAGTCATCAGATAGTGGACTGTTTGTAGCTAAAGATATGACTACAGTTAGTATTAAATCCTTCTATAACTCAATAACAAGCAAGCAGTTGGCTTACGGTAGGTACGATGACTTCACTAAGTCGGTTAACTGGGTGTTCGGTGATGGTACTGAGTTATCATTTAAGACAGCTTTTAATGCTTGGGTTGTTAATGAGATAGCAGACTCCGACGTTAAGGTCAGGGGGCTTGTAGAAGTCAATCCTTTTGTTGGTGGTAAAAGAATAGACCCAATAACTGTAGACGCTGTAGTCGTTACAGTAGACGGAGAAGACGTGGTTGTTGCTACAGGTATTAAGCTTGACAGTGACACAGAGACTAAGTATTTAGTCATACGTCCTGACAACAACACCTTTACGTTTGCTTCATACAACAACACGAACTTCACTGATTGGGAAGGAGTATCAACCTTTGGTACAGACGCTAACGCGTTTATGCAAGGTGCACACTTCACTGGTGGCTCTGGTGCAACATCTAAGCAATCTCCTTACGTTACATTCCACTTCAACAAGACAGAGGACGGATTTGACGCAGAGTACGAAGCTACTAATCAATCTAGTTGTTTAATACAAACATCTTGGGATTGGTCTAACAGCGATAACTCTAACAAGCAAGGAAGAGAGTTCCAAGCTTATAGGTTCAGAAGACACTACATCCCATCAGATAACACAGACGGCTTTGACAACGGCTATGAGACAGTTGTGACTAAGAACAAGGTCAGAGGTCGAGGTAAGGCGCTAAGCGTACTTATTAAAACAGAAGCGTTGAAGAACTGTCAGTTGATAGGTTGGGAACAGGAGATAACAAGTAATGAGTAGTAAATTTTTTATACTTGGCTTACCTAGGAGTAGGACTAGTTGGCTAACAGCTTTCCTACAACACCCAGACGTGTTCTGTGGACATGAATACTTTAGTACTAGTGTGTGTGGTGGGGTGCTCTACGAAGTGCCTCACCAGTACGCTGGGTCTGTTGATACTAATCCAGTGCTAGCCCTTGAATACAAGAAAGATTTAGGGGCCCCGTTGGTACTAATAAGACGTGACCCCAAGGATGTACTTGAGAGCCTCTGTAAGCTGTTTGGAGAGCCCGAAAGACTTTACCTAACCAAGTGTATCAGTGAGATGTCTAAGGCCCTTAAAGAGGCTGAGGTTTACGCTGACTTAATCATAGACTTTGAAGACTTAGACGACAGGATAGAAGAGTTGTGGGGGGTATGCTTACCAACAATACCTTTTGACCCCGTTAAGTATTCACTATACAAACACCTAAACATAAACACAACAGTTGTTAACAAAGACACATTTAAAAAGGAGTGTGAGTTATGGCTCTAGCAATAGCAGCAATAGTAGCCTCGGTAGTAGCCGCAGGGGCAAGCATTAAAGGTCAGAAGGATGCCGCTGATGCACAAGAAGAACAGAATGAAATACAGGGTGCTCAGGAACGTATCAATGACGTTACAGCAGCACGTAGGAAAGTTAAAGAGGCTCGTGTAGCTCGTGCTAGGTTGTTGCAAAGTACTGAGGCTACTGGGACTACTGGTAGCTCAGGAGAGGCTGGTGGTTTATCTAGCCTTAATACACAGCTATCTACTAACTTAGCAGAACAAGCTGGACAAGCACGTACAGCTAACGCTATTAGTGCCAGTAATGTAAGTTTAGCTAAGAAGCAATTCGTATCGGGCACAGTTGGTGCAGTGGCAGGTGTAGCACAAAGCATCTTCACACAGCAAGCCATAGCGGGTGCAGCCAAACCACCAGTAAAATAGGAGATATAAGATGTTAATAGAGGACTTTGAATCTAAAGGTGACTCAACACTTGAGGACTTCACAGTAGATGACTCTGCTGTAATTCCCAACACAGCGGTTAAAAGTAATACAAACAGGGCTGCTATGTCTATAGCTATCTCTAAGAACCCAGAACAGGCACAGCAAGAATACAGCAATGCTATGGTTGAAGTTGAGTCTACTGGAAGTTCAGAGACCCTCGAGCGTATTAACACAGAAGCACAGAACGAGGTCTATGAGTTCTCTAAGGACTCTTTAGTAGAAGGACTACTAGACCCACAGATTGCTGATGAGACTAAGTTAGATATGGCTGCACGCTTAGAGGAGGTCAAGACGACTCCTGTAAGTACACAAGAGCTGTTCATCGAGAAGAACATCATAGATGACGGTGGTGAGGAAACAGAGGAACAAGTAGCTGTACGTTCTCAGTTGGCTGATATAGTTAAGCCTTACTGGGATTACAAGCGTGAGATACAAGTACTAACTAATGCTAACGTAAACACATTAGATACTAGTACAGCAGTAGCCTTAACAGATATGATTGAGTTGTACTTAGTGCCTACAGCTTTTAACACACATACTAAGAATGTACTAGGTGGCTTGTTAGAGGCTGTTAAAGGAGAGGACACCTCTGGTGTTATGGACTTCTTCCTAGCTGGTGAATCTAAGATGGACATCAAGCGTATGATGGAGGCTATCCCCTTTGAACAACGCTTAGATTTCAGTAAGGCGATGCTTGACGTACTTAACAGTGAGTCTGGTATATACTTATCAGAGGACAACGATTACGCTAAGTTTGATACCATGCGTAGCTTCTTACTAGGAGACTACACAGAGACAGACCGTTGGATTGATAACGCTATGGGTATCCTTGACCTGATTCCCGTAGTAGGTGCTTTAGCTTTAGGAGCTAAGACTCTAGCTAAGAGTGGGGATATAGCTAAGACTGCTGTTGTAGGTGGTTCTGCTCCTACTACGATAGGTAAGGTTGCACTAGAGACTAACCCTGTTAAGGGATTTACTATGGTTGATGCTGCTGTCAAAGATGACGCTGTAGCTAAGACTTTATTTGGTACTGACGCTAAGGACGTAGCTGTTGAAGCACTCGGCCCGAAGCCTAAGTCTACTGGTACTGTTGAGCCTTTACCTAGTCATCCAGCTAACGGCCCTGTTGCAGACCGTGGTGTTATCGAGAGTCTTAATAAGGACGGTCAGATACACTACACTGATGCAGAGAAAGCTAGTGCTGCTGTTAATGTAGAGACTGCCTTCCAGAAGACCGTAGGGCTTAAATACAGGAGTGAACTATCTCAGATAGGGCATGAGGAAGGCTTAAGCATCAAAGCTGTTTACACGGCTGGTGAGAGCGGTTTTAGCTCTGCTGTAGATGCCAGAGACCAAGTTAAGTTTGCACTTAAAGATTACGGTATCTTGGACTCAGAGATAACTATACTTAAGCGTGATGAGACCGGGTACAACAAGATTGACGTAACTGGTGACTTAGGGGACTACGTAGTACAAGTAGACTACAAGACTAAGATTAATCCTAATGATGTATCACAGTGGTCTGAACTAGATGTCAAACGTAATATCTTTGACCGTGTAGGTGTACTAACTGGTAAGGGGACTTCTGGTTCTTTCCAACGTCATATCCTTGATGCACACTCTGTGTTAAACCCTAAGTTAACAATGGGTGCTAACGTAGTAGTTGATAAAGGAGCCTTGCTTAGTAGACGTATCACAGATTTAGGTGAGAAGTTCGGTAACAGTTTCCGTAAGATGGATGAGGCTGAGAAGGTTCAGGTAGAGAACTACATCAAGCAAGCTAACTTAGAAGGACTAGAGCATACATCAGCTCAGTTGTTCTCTAAGGGATTCAGTCAAGGTGCTGTTGAAGCATTGGACTCATGGCGTAAGACTTGGGACACAGTGTACTGGTTAGAGAATGCTGACTTAGTACGTACTCTAAAGGCAGGTGGTTATAAGTCTATCAAGACTGATACAGACAACTTGTTAGTACGTAAGACACAGATGGATTTCAGTAACAGTCGTGTATATAACCCACAGACTAAGAAGGTTGAAACATTACAACCAGACGAGTTACGTAAGTTATATGAAGACGGTGGTTACATCGGTCAGTCAAGAAGTCGTCTAGCATTAGATAGCGAGGACATCACACACGTAATAGTTAAGAATGATTCTAGTTCTTACGCTACAGGACTACGTGAGACTGATGCTGTACTGAACTACCGCAAGGGCTACTACCAAGTTAACTATGACGCTCCTAGATTTATTGATAAGATTGTCAGAGATAAGAACGGTAAAGAGTTATACAGAAAAGCTGTTGGTATGGCTAGGGACAACGTAGAAGCTAAGTTGATGCTTACTAAGTTTGCTAAGGCTGAGGGTGTTGAAGACGACTTGTTCGGCATAGTACGTGAGAACAAGAACAACCAACGTATGAGTTCAGATGATTACTTCGATATGCAACAAGCTAACGGTAGGTCATCACAACGTGTACGTGGAGAGCGTCTACAAGAGCCTACACAGCCATTAACAGGTGGCATTGATGGCACACTAGTACAAGACCCTATTGATGCCCTTACACACGCTGCTAGGAGCATTGGCAACCGTGTCTCAATGAGAGATTGGTTAGAGAGTTCTAAGACTAGATTTGTATCACAGTACGGTGACTTCCTAACTCCTGTTAAAGGACAGAAGAAATTTCCGCGCTCTATTAACGAACTAGGCAAGGAAGGAGATACTACAAGTAAGCAGATAGCTGATGCCCGTACTACATGGGAATACATCAACTACATGGAGGGCGGTTACATCAATGCTCTTGATGAATCTCTTAAAGGTGGTATGCGTGCTGTTGGTAACATACTTGGTAACGCTGGTTACGGTAAGTCACAACGAGCATTAGAATGGATGTCTAGTGGCAGGGGTGCTACAGGTGCAGCTAAGGGTACAGCCTTTCAGTTATACATCGCATTGAACCCAGCTAGGCAGTTACTAGTCCAGAGTCATCAGATGATAAGACTTACAGCTCTTAATCCTAAGTACGTGTTATCTAAGTTAGCTCCTGAGTTAGCTAGTGTACAAGGTGCTAGGCTTACAGGTAAGACCAATGAGCTACACAAGTTTGTTATGGATAGTGGACAGATAGATTCTATTACACGTACTAACTTACTACAGGACTCCTTGGTTGAGCTAACCCACCAGAGCAAACGTGGGACACTGGGGACTACTAAGTCCGTTGCTGTTAGGGGTAGCAGAGTTTTACAGAAGGTAGGCTTCGAGGTTGGTGAAAGTAACAACGTAATAACTGCTTTGTTATCATTCAGAGACCAAGCTATACGAGCTGGTAAGAACATCAACAACGCTGCGGTACGTGATGAAGTTTATGCACAAGCACGTAACTTTACTTACAACATGACTAAAGCTGGAGACATGCCTTACAACCAGAACTCTATGGGCGTAATCATGCAGTTCTTACAAGTACCACATAAAGCTATTACACAGACTGTGTTCAACAGAGCTATGACAAGCAGACAGAAAGCTAGTGCATTGATGCTCGATACTGTGTTGTTTGGTATACCAGCTTACTGGGCTGGTGACAAGTGGTTTGCTGATGTGTTACCAGAAGACCCTAAGCTCAGAGAAGCTATGGAAATCGGTATAGAAGGCATGATGTTTAACGCGTTACTTAACACTGTATCTGATGAACACTCAGAACTAGACTTCACATCTTTGTCTCCTACAAGTGGACAAGGCTTTGCTGACTTGTTTACACGTTCTATGGAAGAAGGTATCTTTTCACTGGTATCTAAATCTCCATCAGGACAACTGGTGTTCGGGTCTAACCCACGTATAACTAACTTCGTTAAGGACTTAGCTATATTCAGTGGTGTTCTTCCAGAGTATACGCCTATGGAGTTCTCTGATTTATCTCGTTCTTTCGTAGGTATGTCATCAGGTATGTCTAACATATTTAAGATGATGTACGCACAGAAGTACGGTAAGAGAATTAACTCTACAGGTGGTGTAGTAGATGACAGTGTGACATCAGCGGAAGCTATTGCAACAATGTTCGGACTGCCCCCTAAGGATGTAGCTGAGTTCTATAACACCAACAACAAAGTATACACTAAATCTAAAGCTTTCCAAGACGACATCAAGGCTCACTACAAAGAGGTTAAACGTCAGTTTGCTCTTGCAGGTGATGACGTAGATGCTAGTCGGAGAGCACTTGAGGTAATGAGTACTGGCTGGGAAGTATTCGGAGAAGATGAAATAGTGGCACGTAAGGCATTTACTGCGCTTATAAAGAGAGACCTAAAAGAAGGTGACACATTCTTAGTAGAGAAGTTGTTTAAGATGAGTGGTATGTTGACTCCTGCGGAATGGAGTATACTAGTACAAGATTCTCCAATAGCGGAAGACAAGAAGAAGTCACTACTAGACATCGGTACACAACTAGAAAACTATAAATCAGGGGAAGAGTAATGGGTTTGTTTAATCCTAAGTTACAAGAGACAGGTGGCAGTAGTGTCACCGCTAAGGCTGCACCACAGAAGCCAAACATCGCTGGTGAGGTTGCTAAGGTTATAGATACCTCAGCTTCTATCTTTGCAAAGGTCGGTGCTGCTAAGCAAGAGGGAGCTAATAACTCTGTTCTGGCTGAGTTCAACCAAGAGCTAGTACGTCTATCCGAAGGAGTTAACCAAGGGGCTATAAGCTCTACGGCTGCTGCTACGGCCAGTCGTACTAAGTACGCTCAGTTCGTATCACAGCACCCACAGTTAGCTGGAGAGTTCAGCAAGGCTTACAAGGGAGTTAATGACACCACTGACGCATTTGAGGTAGAGAAGTCTGAGGCAGAGGTCATACGTGAGAAAGGAGTAGGCTTAGCTACAGCACAAGGATTCGTTACTGCTGATATGTCTGACGCTGAGGTCAACAAGGGCTTAGAGGATTTCGCTGGTTGGAAGATGGCTCAGAACAAGTTAAGTAGCTTGAAGTCTAACCAAGAGTACAACAACGCTAAGACCAATGAAGAACGTAAGGTGGCTACAGAAAACCGTAGGGTTACATCTGACAAGGCTACTCAGGACTACGTAGACAGCCGTGGGGGTGCCTTAAACAACTCTATGGTATCAATCTATAGCAAAGTTACTTTGGGTGAACTAGAGCCCGCTGACGGCCTCCTAGAGCTACAGGGCTTAATCTCTAACTTTAGGTTAGAAGTTACCAACAGTGGAACGGAGTCCAAGGAGTTAGCTAACAGCCTCCTTCAAGGCTACGAGAGCATGGCACAGACTTATCAAGATATGATTAAGAGTCCTGCTGACGTACCGTACTACGAAGGTAAGGTCAAGACTCAGATAGCACAACAGAAAACTATGATACTATCTGACCCAGAGTCGGTTAAGGCTATAGCAATCTCTAACCTAACAGGTAACACTGTGGCTGGGCTGATACCTATGAACAGGGCTGTTAGTCGTATGTTCGGTCAGTCTTTAACTAAGGGTACTGCTGGAGAAGGCAAGACCCCAATGGTTATTGGTGTTCCAGAGGGAGATGATTTCATAGATGTCATCAAGAAGTCAACGAAGGTTCTTACTGCAAAGGGTACACCAGAAGACCAACAACCTGCTATAACTGAGGTCGGAGTTCATGTAAGCCAAGTACTAAAATCTATTGACGTATTTGCTACATCAGTAGAACGCCCTGAGGAGTACAACAAGGTCGTTGATTTCATAGCTAGCCCTGAGTATGCTAAGGTGGTTAACGCGGGCTTAATAGAGCCTGAGGCTGCTACTAACGCAAAAGAGGTCTTACTAAGAGACTACACCTCTGTGCTTCTACCGCTAGTACAAGAAAAGATTAAGACTACCTTTGCCACTCGTGGTTACAGACACAAGGCAGGAGCAGTAGACAAGAAGGAGTTCGTAGTTGAAGATATTGTTGATATTGATGTTGGCGTTAATGGAGTTACCTTTAGAGCCAAAGAGGGTTTGCTTATAGACAGGACAAGAAAATCAGACTACGTAGGTTTGATTCGAGATTTAAACTCGTCTGTAGGCAAACAAATGAATAAAGTTATAAGGATGGATGCTCACCTAAGTGGCTCTACTGACTACAAGTCTGTAGCTACTGACTCCCTAGCTGGATTGTTCGGCTATGAAGTACAGGCTAAAGGAGCAGAACCTAAAGCTAAAGAACCAAAAAAGTAGAACAGGAGTCGCAAGGAAGCGTCTCTTTTGATTCATTAAAGGAAGCAGAGAATTCGGTTAAGGCTGGTTTTGATGGAGAAGTGTGGAAACCACATAGTTCATTGGAAGGGGGTTCTGATACTTTAGCGTATGGTCACAAACTAACCAAAGCAGAGGTCAAGAGTAACACAGTTCAAGTAGGGGATGATAGCATAGATTTATCTGACGGCTTAACTGAACAACAAGCTAACGAATTGTTTGAACAAGACGTAGAGAAAGCCAAGTCAAGCTTAAGTAAAAGCGTAAGGGGTTTTGATTCTTTAGATAAGAAATATCAAGATGTCTTAGTTAGTATCCAGTTTAATACTGGTAACGTAAGTGAGGACGAATGGAGTAATCTATTAGCGGGGATTAGAGCAGAGGATGACGAAAGAGTATTTGAGGAAATGTTAACAAGCTTTAAGGATTCTAAAGGGGATAAGAAATTATTATCTGATAGAAG